ATGAAAGCACCTCAGAAATCACTTAAGAAGTGGGGAGATGAGAAGTGGGGTACTAAGTCAGGTAAGCCCTCTACTCAAGGTAAGAAAGCTACAGGTGAGCGTTATCTCCCTAAGAAAGCTATTAAGTCTTTATCTCCTGCAGAGTACGCCGCTACAAGTGCAGCTAAACGTAAGGGTACTAAGCAAGGCAAGCAGTTTGTAGCCCAGCCTAAGAATATCGCTAAGAAGACAGCTAAGTATAGGAAGTAGTACTATGATGATGAGTTTGATGTTAGGGGAGCCCCCTGAGGTTGACCCTAAGAACCGTGACCGTGCAGAGAAGTACTGGATGTATGGTGCTACTGCAGAAGAGCTAGGTAAAGCTTGGAATAAGGATGCAGACATTGCAGCCCTTAAGACTTGTGGTAACTGTGAGTACTTCGATAACCGTGCTCGTACTTTGAAAGCGTTGAACATTGAGTCAGGCTTGGGTGCTTGTACTAAGTTTGAGTTTGTGTGTAGCCAAGAGAAAGCCTGCCAAGGGTGGGACTGTAAAGACATTGATATGATAACGGAAGAGGATTAAGACTATGATGAACAAAGGCATGAAAGCTCTTAAGAAAGAAGCACCTGAAGTAGCTAAGAAGATGGGCTATATGAAGGGTGGTATGACTAAGAAGATGGGTTACAACAAAGGCGGCTCAGTACCTTGTGGTGCTTCTATGGCTGCTGAACGTCCAATGAAGAATATGAAGTAATGAAGTATTATCATAAATATAAAGAAGCACTGGAAGCTAAGGGCTACCGTGTAGATGAGCATGGCTACGTGTGGGACTCAATGGGTAACCAGTCTGCTGGTGAAGACAACTACGGTAACGTACAGAGTAAGGACGTTAACGTTAATACTATCTGCCAGGAAGCAGACCTTGCAAGCCCAGCGCCTGTTAAAAAGACTCCTGCTAAGAAGGTAACTAAAAAGGTAGAGGCTAAAGATGAGGATCTGGAAGTGGTACGAGCACGTGATGAAAATGGACATTTCATTGCTGACAACCCCGATACTCCTGATGTGAATGAAGCTTGGGTAGTAAAGACAGTTAAGAAGGCTGCTAAAAAGAAATGAGCTTACTCAATCAGGGCAAACCAGCACGTATGCGTTCTGTGTATGGTCACAACAGTGGCACTGCTACAGAGGTTGTATATACATGCCCTGCTAACTGTGTAGCTGAGGTTACGTTTATCCACATAGTTAATGGTGGTGGTAGTACAAACTCTGTAGATGTAGAATGGTATGTAGCAGCTGATAACTACACGTCTCACTTTCTTTCAGGTAAGAGTTTAAATGCAGGTGATTACGTTACTTTCTCCGACATTGACCTAGTACTACAGCCGGGTGACAAGATACAAAACGTACCTACTTCCGCTGGTCATATTGACACTATCCTTACTGTAACTGAGACGTTTGTACCTGTTGGCTAACACATAGCGGGTATTCCAATATAGCAGTTCTAAACCTTACTGTTTTGTAGTATAACTGTACATGCCAAGAACGGCATAACACAGGAGACTACATAATGTACTTAACATACGACTACCCAAGCCAGTTTAAAACTACAGTAATTGCTACAACCAAACGCACTCTTAAAGCTGTAGCTAAGTTTTTATCTGATATAGGTGCATCTATTGCAAGAGCACAGCAGATGAGAGCAGACTATTACTTACTGAATAACATGAGTGACAAACAGCTTAAAGATATTGGTGTTACCCGTGGTGAGATCAAGCAACGGTTCTACGGAACAGACAGTGAAACATAAGAAAGTAGTGTAATGGCACGACAACTTACAGAGAATCAAGTTAAGTTCTTAGAGGTACTCTTCGATGAGGCTGGCGGTGACGTAGTGAAAGCTAAGAAGCTTGCTGGCTACAGCGATAACACGCCTACGAGGCTTATCATTGATTCTCTTAAGGATGAGATCTTCGAGGGTACTAAGACGTACATGGCACGTATTGGACCTAAGGCAGCTGTAGCGTTTGGTCAGGCTCTTATTGACCCTACAGAGCTAGGTGTAAAAGAGAAGATGGCTGCAGCCAAAGAAGTACTTGATCGTGCAGGTATTGTAAAGACGGAGCGTGTGGAGGTACAAGCCTCAGGTGGTTTGTTTATCCTCCCACCTAAAGAGCAAGATGATACGAGTAACTAAGACTAAAGAACGTGAGAGCATAGGCTACTGGATGTTGCCTAAGCCTGACTTTAAAGTAAAGAGATGGGAGAGAATCCCACGATTATCGCCTCAAGTACCATTTGGTTACGAGATAGACCCGGATGATGAGGACTGGCTTAAACCTATTACTAAAGAATTAGAGCTTTTAGTACTTGCAAAGAAGCATCTAAAGCAGTATAGTTACAGGGAAGTCAGTGCTTGGCTATCAACACAGTCAGGCAGGTATATCTCACACATGGGGTTGAAAAAGCGTATAGATGTCGAAAGAAAACGTAAGTCACTTGCTGCAATTAAACGCAAGCTTGCCCAGCGGCTCGAAAAAGCGCTCAGGCAGTACGAGATCCTCGAAAAAGAAAGACTCGGTTACTACACCTACGAAGAAGACGAACAAGACAGCAGTACCCGCCCAAGTTAAACCTGCAGAGTTTGACCCTATTGCTGCTCAAGAGGTGGTCTTTCAGCCTAACCCTGGGCCTCAGACACAATATCTAGCCTCTGCAGAGCGTGAGGTACTATATGGAGGCGCAGCTGGCGGAGGTAAATCGTATGCCACACTAGCAGATCCGCTACGTGACTTGAATAACCCAGACTTTAGTGGCCTACTTGTACGTCACACTACAGAAGAACTTAGGGAACTCATACAGAAAAGCCAAGACCTGTACCCTAAAGCAATACCCGGTATAAAGTGGTCTGAACGCAAATCTCAGTGGACCACACCCCGAGGAGGGCGTCTTTGGATGTCCTACCTCGACAAAGACACAGACGTTATGCGCTATCAAGGGCAGGCGTTTAACTACGTAGCCTTCGATGAGCTTACGCAATGGCAGTCACCCTATGGGTGGAACTACATGCGGTCTCGATTACGTAGTAGTTCCAAGGAGTTAGGCCTCTATATGAGGGCTACAACCAACCCTGGTGGTCCAGGCCACTCTTGGGTCAAGAAAATGTTTATTGATCCTGCCCCGTCTAACACGCCTTTCTGGGCTACAGACATTGAGACAGGTGAAACGCTTACCTACCCTAAGGGTCACAGTAGAGAAGGTGATCCACTGTTTAAACGTAGGTTTATACCTGCAAGCCTATTCGATAACCCTCACCTAGCTGAGAGTGGCGACTACGAAGCAATGCTTCTGTCTCTACCTGAGCATCAAAGGAAGCAACTACTTGAGGGTAACTGGGATGTCAACGAAGGTGCAGCCTTCCCTGAGTTCAACAGGAACATACACGTAGTTGAACCCTTTGATATACCAGACTCTTGGACTAAGTTCAGGGCGTGTGACTACGGGTATGGCTCCTTTACGGGGGTTGTGTGGTTAGCAGTAACACCTTCAGAGCAACTCATAGTTTATAGAGAGTTGTACTGCTCTAAGGTTACAGCTACAGACTTAGCTGATATGATCTTAGAAGCTGAAGCTAGGGATGGTACTATACGCTACGGGGTGCTTGACTCCTCACTATGGCATAACCGTGGTGATACTGGTCCTTCACTAGCTGAGCAGATGAACATGAAGGGATGTCGCTGGCGTCCTTCAGATAGATCAAAAGGCTCACGTATATCTGGTAAGAACGAACTACACCGCAGACTACAGGTAGATGAATACACAGAGGAACCTAGGTTAGTATTCTTTTCTACGTGTACCAACACAATAGCACAACTACCGTCTATCCCACTGGACAAAAGAAACCCAGAAGATGTAGATACTAATGCAGAAGACCACTTGTATGATGCGTTACGTTATGGTATAATGACAAGACCACGTAGTTCTCTATGGGATTACAATCCAGCTAAAGATCAACGTTCTGGATTTCAAGCTTCAGACTCAACATTCGGGTATTAAAATATGGCAGACATTGAAGACGTAAACTTCGACACAGATGAAGTAGTAGCAGCTGAAAACGGCAGCGATAAACTCTTTGAGTCTGTTAATAGCGTAGTTAGCTTCGTTAAGGATCGCTTCGGACGTGCAGAGGATGCTCGACTTGTAGATGAAGAGCGTTGGTTACGTGCTTATCGTAACTACCGTGGGCTTTACAGTTCAGACGTACAGTTCACTGACACAGAGAAGTCACGTGTATTTGTTAAGGTAACTAAGACTAAAACACTTGCAGCCTACGGACAGATCGTAGACGTACTCTTCGGTAACAACAAGTTCCCTCTTGCAGTAGACCCTACTGTACTACCAGATGGTGTAGCTGAAGCTGTACATATTAACGTAGATCCTAATGCTGATAAGGCGGGTGAAGGTGGAAGGGCTGTCACAGAGAACGTAGCAGCCCCTACAGCGCTGTTAGGCGATGACGGTAAGCTACTACCCGGAGAAACGATCATTGATCTACAGGAGCGCTTAGCGGGTCTCAAGACTAAGTTGTCTCCTGTTAGCGATAAGATCATCGAAGGTGACGGTACTACTCCTACTACAGTGTCATTCCATCCTGCGATGGTAGCAGCTAAGAAGATGGAGAAGAAGATCCACGATCAGCTTAATGAGAGTGGTGCATCCAAGCATCTGCGCTCAATGGCTTTCGAGATGGCGTTGCTTGGTACAGGCGTAATGAAAGGTCCATTCGCTGTAGATAAAGAGTACCCTAGCTGGGGTGAAGACGGTGAGTACTCCCCTCTCGTTAAGACTGTCCCTGAGTGTAACCACGTATCTGTATGGAACTTCTACCCTGACCCTGAGTCTACCTCAATGGATGACGCAGAGTACGTAGTTGAGCGTCACAAGATGTCACGCAATCAGCTGCGCTCTTTGAAGGGACGCCCTTACTTCCGTGATGATTCTATTGAGAACGCTATTGCTCAAAGCCCAGACTACGTGCGTAAGCACTGGGAAATGAAGATGGAAGACGATGACATCTCTGCTCAGTCTGAGCGCTGGGAAGTTATGGAGTTCTGGGGTTTCGTTGATGTAGACATCCTAGAAGATAATGGCGTTAAGATCCCTAAAGAGTTACGTGATCTAAACGAAGTAAGCTGTAACATCTGGGTATGTAACGGTGAAGTACTACGTATGGTGCTTAACCCCTTCAAACCAGCACGTATTCCTTATTACGCCACTCCTTACGAGCACAATCCATATAGCTTCTTTGGTGTAGGTATCGCTGAGAACATGGACGATACGCAGACCTTGATGAATGGTTTTATGCGTATGGCTATTGACAATGCTGCACTTTCTGGTAACCTTATTATGGAAGTCGATGAGACTAACTTGGTTCCAGGACAAGACATGAGTGTGTACCCTGGCAAGATCTTTAGGCGTCAAGGCGGTGCTCCGGGTCAGGCTATCTTTGGTACTAAGTTCCCTAACGTAGCACAAGAGAACATGCAACTCTTTGACAAGGCTCGTGTCCTTGCAGATGAGAGTACAGGCTT